TAATAACTGGGTAGATTTGGCAAACGTAAATAATTTTATTGTAAATAATGGACAACCCGAAAAATTAAAAAAGTTTTTAAATATTATTACTCCTTCTACAAGCCAAGTAGGAAAAATACAACAAACAGATCCAAAAATTTTTAATACATTACGAGAATTAGCTTCTCGCGGAAATGTTGATGAATTTAATGCTTTAGTACATACAGAAGGTTTATCTAGTGTTGTTAAAAGAATACCTACATGGATACAAAAAGTAGGTGTCAATGACCCAACTGCAAAAAGAATTCTTGACCAAAATGTTGATCTTATGAAAATGCACGCTGCAGATGCGACTGCTCGTCGTAATGCCCCGGTTGTACGGGATCGTGTTCGTGATATGTTAGGAAATCAATGGATGCGAGATACACTAAGAAAAAGCATAGATGATACAGGTTTAACTAATTATGGTAGATTTGCAGTTCAATTTAAACAATTGGGCGATGACACAGCAAAAGTTTTGTTTGGTGATAATTATAATCGTTTAAATCAAATTGCAAATGATGCTTTAGTTGTTAATAAGTTAAAAGGAAGTCCTACAAATATTGCAGCTATTGACGACACTTTATATTTACCTGCGGTAAGAGTAGAAATGAATCGTGTAAAAGATGTTATAGCACAAGCAAAATTAGATGGAGAAAATGCTTTTTTAAAGGCTGTTAGTCAGGGAACAATAGATGACATGGATACTTTAGTAACAGGACTTTTAGCTAAACCTACTAATTTTAATACCTTAATTAGTCGTATTAATAGCACACAAGGTAGAGAAGCTGCCGATCAAGCTACAGAAGGCATTCGTGATATGGTAATGGCACGTATTGTTAATACAAGTTTTCCTGATGGAATTACTCCTCAAGGTATTGCTACAGGTTCTTTTGGTGAAACAATGGAAAAAACTATAAAAGTTATGAACAGAAATAAATCTTTAGAAAATATTTTAGGAAGCAAAGAAGTAGTTAATAATTTAATTAAAGTTTCTCAAGATGCTGCTCGCGTATCTAATCGTGCTTTTAAAGGCAAAGCTGGTTTAGCTCCAGCAGTTTTTGTAGCTAGTGCGGGATATCGTGCTTTAACAGCTCCTTTAAATTTTGCTTCAGAACTTACAGCGATTGTAGGTTTAGGAAAACTTTTAAGAAGTGGAAAAGTATTAAAATTCTTTACTAACCCACGTATGCGTTCTCGTCAAATGAAGGAAGGTATTCGTTTTGGAGCAGATATGGGACAAGATATAGTATCTATAGGTGCACGACAAAGAAGAGAATTTATTACTCAGCAAGGACGAAAACTTCCTGGTTTTGGTATTCGTGAAAGCTCTCAAGCTATAGAAGAAAATATTCCTGAAGAAGTTAGACAGGGTGTAAATCAAGGAATAGGTCAAGGAAGAGATGTTTTAAGAGAAGTTGAAATTAATAAACTTTTAGGAGTACAATAATGACAATTGATCGCACCAAACTTGCAGATATGTTAATTCTTCATGAAGGTATGAAGTTAAAAGTATACGATGACGCCACAGGAAAAGACCTTAGTAAAGGAGACGTGGCTCAAGGACACCCGACCATTGGCGTTGGTCGAAACGTTGCAGGCGATGGTTTAGGAATATCGGAAGAAGAAGCACGGTTCATGTTACATGCGGATATTGATCGTGTAGAACAAGAGGCTAAATCTTGGGATGTTTATCATAAGTTAGATGGCACACGCCAGGCAGTTTTATTAGATATGTTATTTAATATGGGATTAACACGATTTAACCCTACTAAGTGGCCTAAAATGTTTCAAGCATTAGACGAAGAAAACTGGGCAGAAGCTGCAAATCAAATGTTGTCTAGTGCTTGGGCAAGTCAAGTAAAAACCCGTAGCGAACGTTTAGCAAAATTAATGGAATATGGAGTGTGGGTTGAATAATGTTAAACAAATTAATTGCTATTCTTATTGTTACATTGTTTCTGGGCACATTAACATTATGTAGTGTCAAGGCACAAACAAACACTGTAACCTCAACATCATCCACTGTCAGTGGCACTACAACCGTTGATCGTACTCCTAGCACCGCATCTGCCCCAGGAGTTGTTGTTAATAACCAAGATGTATGTTCGACAGCTGCAAGCGCAGCCATACAATCGCAGATACTTGGTATTGCAGGCGGTACAACAATTAGAGATTTAAACTGTGAACGATTAAAGTTATCCCGACAACTCTTTCGTTTTGGCATGAAAGTGGGTGCCGTAGCCATGTTGTGTCAGGACGAAAGGGTGTTTTCGGCGATGGAAATGGCGGGTACCCCCTGCCCGTATATGGGAAAAATTGGAGTTGAAGCCGCACAAGCATGGTTAGAAAATCCAGAAAAAAGACCTGATTATAATAAATGGTTAAAAGAGAACGAATTAAAAGAAGAAGAGGAGTTTTTAAGTGATGACACGACTGCTTTTGGCATTTTTAGTGTACTCTTTATGTTGTTACTCCTCTAATGCACAATTATTAGAAGAAGGTTCAACAACCACCACGGAAATAGAAACTCAAGGTGGCGTAGAAGAAGTAACAGAAACAACTGTTACCATTGAACATAAAACAACAGGCGATATATTAGACGGAGATACAGGTGTCGTAACGAGTAAGTACGAGGGTGATGCAGATATAGATTGGGGTGGGGCTGGTTCTGTTTATTCGCATTCTAGTTGTACTGATGCTGCAAGTGGGTTCCCGGCTACAGGTACAGATGGTCGTACTTCAGCTTGTGGTCATGCCCGTACAAATAGTCTCACCACCTGGAGACAATATGTAGATTTAAACTCTTTTGGAATAGAAGATGGTGGCGAAGTTAACTATGAGTTTTTATTTGCGTTTCCAAATAGTATGTATCAAAACTCCGGGCAAACAGCGTATGTGCAAACCAAAGGGTACAATGACAATGTGTTGCAATGGGAAACAGGGTTGGTAACCATAGACAAAACCACCTTTACACAAAATCCTTATGACTATAACAACAATACCAATTGGGTAAATACTGTAACAGGGAGTTATGATTTTGCTAATCAATTAGATAAAGTCTATATAGAAATTGGCGGTTATGGAGAATATTACTGGGACGAGTTTCAATATAATGTTGTCTACAATCACATTACAACAGTTGTTGAAACGTGGATGCAAGTTGCTCAACAAGAACAAGATGTAACTACAACTATAGATTTGATGGATAATTATGATGTTACGGATTACGATCAGGATGTAGGCAATACTAATGTTACAGATGTAACTACAATAGATTTAGATATTCCTGATCCAGAACCTGTTGTAGATGCTCCTACAGATATGCCTGATGTTGTGATTGATATGCCTGGAACTACAGAAACTACAAACGTTGGAGAAATGTTTCAAGATTTAACTATTGACATGCCTTTAATGGATGTTGAAGAAGTTGCAGAAGTACAAGAAATTGTTGCTGAAATACAAGAAATAGAAACAATGGACGTTTCGCCCCCTCAAAATACCGAATCATCCTCTAATACTGTGTCAGAACCCGTTTCAGAACCTGTTGAAGAAATTTCGGAGCCCTCAGAGCCTGCTACAGAGGTTGTAGAGAACACTAGCATAGAAGAACCTACCAATGAAACTGAAAGCTCTCAGGAAAGCTCTGAAGCCCAGGAAACGGAAGTCGACAATAAAGTAGAAGAAAAAACCGAAGTTGCAGAGAATGAAACAGAAAATACAGAAACTCAAGTTGAAAACGAAGAAAAACCAGAAACAGAAGAAGAAAAAGCAAGTAATGAAGAGGCTGAAGAAAAAGAAGTAGCACAAAAAGAAGAACCTAAAGAAGAACCTAAAGAGGAAGAAGCAAAAGAAGATGTTCAAGAAGAAACTGAAGTAGCTGAAAAACCATCTAAACAAGAAGAAAGTAAACAAGAAAAAGCTAAAGAAATATTATCTAAGTTTGATAGTCAATATGATGCGGTTGCCCAGATAGCAACTCTGGCCTTGGTAAATGCGTTAGGGCCAAATATTAAAACATACGAAACAACACAAATACAAACTTTACCTGTATGGTATGAGCCAGAGGATATTTATACAGATGCAAATATTCCTGATCCCCTGGGCAATTACATAGGTGTGAGGGATAGTCTTGTGTTTGAGTCTATGGTAGGAGAGCAATATGAGTAATGAAGTAGAATATAAAGGAATAAAAATAAGAGGAGGAAAGCTTTTATTAATTTTCCCTTTACTTGGAACACTGGGGGGAGCTATATGGGCAGGTTTTGAAGGTTATGCCAGATGGGTTGCAATGGAAGATCAGATAGCTAATTATACTGCTCCTGATTTAAGCGGTTTTCAAACACAATTAAGTGAGTTTGATACAGTAGTAAATGTAACAAATGAAAAAATAGAAAGTTTAGAAGTTAAACTAGAAAACGAAATTACAAATATGAATACATTGTTACAATCAGAAATATCAACTGCATTAGAACTTGTGCAATCTGCTCAAAGTGATGCCAGAGATATTCGTAATGAATTGCGTAAAGATATTAATGAAGTTATGGATAATATAAGTGCCGTTGATAAAAGGTCAAGATTAACAGAACAAGAAATAAGAACAAGTCAACGCACAGCAGAAAATGATGTAAGAACTTTAATACAACATGCAGAAGATAGATTTGATGGTAAACGTACGGCTATTGAAAGTGATTTTACCAGGCGTATGGAAAATATTGATTTACAATTAAAAGAATTGGAAGATCGTTTAAGAGAAATGTTACAAAGAGCTCTTAATAATCCTCTTGCAGGACAATAAAAAAACCAGGCATTAATTAAAAAACCTGGTTTTCCGAAGCTAAAAAATAGCTGTCTAGCATTATTACAGTACCATCTTTTCCAATGTCTTGCAAGCTTTTAAATAATCTTTAAGATCCTTAACCGCTTCCTTATCATATTGTTCAGCATCTGTTAAACAACTTTGTAGTTCTTCAGCTTTACTTTGAACAGCTACCTGTAAAACATTGTGCTCTAACTCTGTTAATTTTAAAGTAAGTTCCATAATTTATTCTCCCTTTCTAATGTTTCACGTGAAACATATTAGTTAATCCAAACTCATATTTTAAAATATTGTCAATAGCAAAAACAAGTTCTTTTCTAGTCGTTATGTCGGTATTATTTAAAGCTCGTTGTAATTGTTCTTTTGCCCATTGTTTGTTTTTTTCTTTATATTTTTGATCGGTTAAAATTCTTGTAACCGCATATTGTATTACTTTTTTATCATATTTCATAATTTATTCTCCCTTTCTAAAAATTACTATATGGGAGATAATGGTATATGTCAAGCTTTAATGTTTCACGTGAAACATTTACTTTGCTTTGCCCCAGTTTTCTCCCACTCCTACA